ACTTCTGCTCCTGCAAAGAGAACCAAAGTTCCTGCAGGGATTTCTAGAAGTTGAAAAATGTCACCGTCTGTACATGAATAATCAGTTATTTTAGAAATATCTAAAATAGACTCAATCATTCTCATACTAGTTCCAGGTCTACTACCAGGTAGTACTGCTATGGAATCAGAACTAACACCAGCGGTTGTGCTGGCGGTCATATCAAAAGTTGCCATTTGTTATACCCCCTTACGCTGCGTTATACTTAGCGGTAACAATAGCTTCTGGACGAAGTATCTTTCTACCGTATAAGTGCATTCCACGGACGATGTCTGCGAACGAATCAGGGTCACGGTATGACTCTGTTTTCGTAATTTGTGAAGCTGAAGCTATAGCTGAAGAATGACCAGCAACAATTAATCCATAGTTACTGTTTTGGTTGCCTGTTCCAGATGTTCCTGGACCAGTTCCTACTGCTGGTAAGTTGTTTGACATATAAACGTCAAAGCCATGAATTTTACCAACGGTTAAACCATTCTTCAATCCTGTTTGGTCTCCACCAAAATCGGCATCCATAAGACGAGAATCCTCATCTTTTAAGATTTCGATAAATACAGGGTGTAGAACCAACCATCTACCATCAGTGTCAACAAACTGGGTGTCAAGCAATCTTCCCATTCTTGCAATTACTTGCAATGGTGAGGCAGTTGCTGTGGCTAGAGCTGTTGCTCCACCAGTTCTTGCCTGAATTGGAATAGAGTGGTCGCCAGCACTACTTGTAGTAATGTTACCGAAGTCACCCTTTTTCAACTTCATAGATGTTAAGAGTTCATCTGAACCTGCAGTTGTAACTGCTTTTGAACCTGAAACGGTGTCATTAGCTGTTCCTGCAACAGTATTCAGAGAGGATTGTTTAAATCCTGAAAGATAACCAAGAACTTCCTGGTCGTGTTGGTCACGTAGTCTATACCCTGCACGGTCAGCGGCCATAGATTCAAAGTTCACGTGAGAGTGAGCTTCTTCAATATCGTCTACTTTAAATGCAAAGTAATTAGCTTTGTCCACCACGAGTGAGAAATCTTCGTCATCTAAGTCTTGTGGAGTAATCTGAGTTCCCCTAGCGTACTCCTTTACAGTGATTTCTGGTTCTTTAATAATTTTAACAGTATCACCGTAATTCGCAATTTCTCCGAAGTAGTCATTATTAGTAATGCTATCTACAACAGAGCTTTTACGAAAGGCTTGCTGGACTTTTTGCGAGTAGATTACGGGGCTAAAATTGCCATTAGGTAAGCTACTGTAACCAGCTGCTGTCTTAAATGCCATTGTATTGTCTCCCAATAGGCTATACCGATTCTCTAAACACTAATAAGACCAGTGCTCTAAAGGTGTCCAAAAGGGGCTATAGATTTCTGGGTGGTTAATAGGTATAAAAAAATCAGAAACTCTGCTACACTCAGAGTTCAAAAAAACGTATTAAGTGTTGATGTGTAGACACTTTTTGGCAAGTAGTCCTATAAGGGGTTGCCATAAATATATAATTTTTACCACAAAAATTAACAAATGTAAAGAAAAAAATTATCTTTGTGGTCTTGATACATCATATATAAAGTTGCCAGACTGGATAGCTTCCATAATTGCTTTCTCATTTTTTTCATATTCATGAGGTTTCATTTGTGCAACATCAGACTCTCTCCATTGATTGCTTTGACTTTCTTTGTTATTAGCAACATTATTCTGACCTCTAGTTGTTACAGCTTTTGCGGCATCACTAGAATTAGTTTTTTTCTTTTTAGTGTTGGCAATACCTGTATCAACTTTATATAAATCAATAGCTCTAGAAGCTGCGTGTGCATCTGACTCATTTTCATATAAAGCTTGTTGAACCCATTTAGGTTGAGTGTTTACCCATTCATGAAATTTATCGTCTGCCCTAATTTCTTCAAAGTCAGGGTGCTGTGCTATTAATTCAGCCTCTGCTCTTTTTCTAGCCGCATCTGCCTCTTTTTCGGCAATAGCTTGTAATCTTTTTTCAATACCAGAGTCAAACTCTTTTGCTTTTTTAGCGGCAATTGTTTCAATAATTTTAGCTACGTCAGGATATTCTTTTGACCAAGCTGCTAACTCCTCATCTGTTTTAGGAAGTTTAATAGCTTTTTGTGTAGCAGAACTTAACTGTGCTTGCAGTTCTTGTATTTTCTTTTTACTTTCTTCTTCACGCTGACTCATATGTCTACGTAAATCACCATAGCGTTTTTTAAAAGTTTTTTCCTCTGCAGAAAGATTTGCAGTTTCTTCAGCATCTGCTTTATCATCTTGTTCTTTTTTTACAGCTTGAGCACGTTCTTCTTCCAGTCTTTGTAACTCGGAATCTTCATGTGAAGTATCTCTGCTATATCGCATAGGAACTTTTTTAATATCTTGCTTTACAGCACCAATTGCTTGACTCATTCATTTCTCCTTATAAATGTCCTGCCATTTCTATTATATCACAAAGTGTGACTAGTTTGCAACAGTTTTTTTAGCCTACCTCTACACCTAATTCTTTGGCTTTCTTTTTACCTTCTTCAGATTGCCAATACGCTAATGGACTTACTTCGTTTCCTTCTTTAGCGTCAGCAGGTTTGTATTGTTTATCTGCTTGTATTTCATATTTGTCATCTCTGATAGCGTTAGCATCATTAGAACTATTCATAGCATCAAAAGCCGCAGTTGTGCCTTGTTTCATAGATTCTATAACCCAAGGTTCTACAGTATCTCCAGTTCTAGCTGCAGCGTAAAACGATTGCTCTGCTCTAGATAATTTAAAAAAGTCTTTCATTTGTAATCCAGTCTTTTTAAAGTCTGTATATTGTTCTGCATTCATTAAACCATTAGGGTCAAATTTTCCATCATTTAATGCGGTGTTTATTTTACCGTACGCATCAGCCTCTTGCGGACTAACTTTTGTAACACCATATTGTGTAAATCCTAAGTCTTTAGCATTTTTAGCAGCTCTCTCACTTCTTCTTTCGCTAGCAGCTTCTCTTCTTGATTTTTCTGCTAATTCAAATTTACTTAGTTCAGAAAGTTTTTTACCTGTAATAGGGTCTATTTCTGCGTAAGTTCCAAACTCTTTTACAATAGGCTGTCCCTTAGAATCAACTCCAGTGATTAAATTCATAGTGTTGCCTGCATTATATCCAGCGGCACTTAATTCGTCCTGAGTAAGTTGGCTAACATCATACGTTCCCTCTCTAGCTCCAGGTTTATTTAAAGCAACTGCTATATCAGCTTTACTTGGATTATAGTTTGCATTTCGTAAAGCTGCCTTTTGAGGATTAGTAATACTTTCATAAAAAGCTGAAGGTATGTTAGCAAGAGGCATATCACTATATTTTCCAGTTGGTGATGTAGGGTCACCTAAAGCTCTAGGTGGACCAAACAATTTAGCGGCATCGGTTTTAACGTCCTCTCCAATTTTTTTCAATTGTTTTTTCGCATCTTTTTCTGTAAATTGACTTATTGTTTTTACATCATCTTTAAATTGACCAAAATTAAATCCAGGATTTTGTTCTGGGTCTAGGTATTGTAAAACATCAGGTCTATTTCTATCTTCTCTAGATTGCTCCGATTCTTGTAGTGCTTTTTCTAGATTTGACAATTCTGTTTGTCCTTTTCCTTCTTTAAGATAATCTTTTGCCTCTTCACTCATAACAGGAGGAGCAGGTAAAGCTGGACCACCTTCAATTGGGCCTGGGTCAACGAACTCAGGTGGAGGTATAATAGGTGTAATAGGAGTAGGGTCAATTCCAGGTCCAGGTACAACACCTCCAGGAGGTTCATCAGGACTCATCCAAGGTTTTCTTTGGTCTTCTGGTAAATAATGTCCTATATTTGGAGCAACTACTTTTGGTGCAGAATATCCATACGGTGTTTGAGTATACGTAGGAGTATAAGCTGGGTTATACGTAGGAGTTGGTCCTGGAGCAGGAAGAGGATTAGGTAATACAGGCATTACTGGAGGATAAAAATCCAAAAAATCCTGAAAATTACCTCCCCTTGTATTTTGGTCAGAATAAAAACCTGGAGGACTACCCCCTCTTGTAAGCGGTGGAGAATTGTAAGTATATTGACTAGAGGCTGCTTGTGCCATAGGTATAACTCCTGCTTGTGCTTTCATTATGCCACCTTGTCGAGTCTTCTTTGTCTTTCCCTCATCAATATAGGATATCTGCCCATCCATTTCCATTTCTTGTAATCCGCCTAATGCTTCTCTTCGCATTCCTTCATACGTTGCTAAACCGTGGTATCTTACAACATTTGCAGGAACAACTAACTCTCCCTCACTCATAAGAACTAATTGGTCATCTGCAACTTCTTTTTTAGTAGCACCTGGTGGAGGATTACCTTCTTCTGCTTTACTATAATCTATTTCAGGAGCACCAAGTCCAATCATAACAGCCATACCTGTAGATTCCTTTGGTTCTTTATCAACTTTAACAGTACCCTTTTTAGCCATAGTAGGCATTGCAGGTGTTTTTGCTTTAGCCTCCGCTAACTCATTCTCTAATTCTGCAATAGCAATGTCTCTAGGGTCATTAGATGCAGGTTGTTTTTTAGGTCTACCTAAAGGTCTTGCTGGAGGTTGTAATTGTGCATCTTTTGGTCCGCCTCCTGTAGGTGCTGAAGTCGCTTGTGTCATTGGCATAGTTCCCTGTTTTGCTTTCATAATACCACCTTTTCTTTGGGTAACAGTATAATCATCTGTAGATTTCATGGGGTCTGGCTCTGGCATATTTTGAGGAATAGGAGCTTCATCGTTTTCAATCATAGATTTTTTACTAGCAATAGCCCTTTCGACAAACTCATCTCTAACAGGAATACTGCCAAAGCTTTTTATTCCTTTCATTCCATCTACTTCTTCTGCTTCTTTACCTTGTCCTATTAAAAGAGCATTATCAATAGCCTTTTTAATAAAATCATCTCTATTAGGGTATTTTTCTCGTAAAGCTTTACCATATAAATTATTGTTGTGGTCAATTTTACTTTCTGCGTCATCCCCCTCTCGTCCAGCAATAAAAGCTTGTCCTTGCACAGATTCTACAAGTCCGCCTAATAATATATGTCGTATCGTGTCTTCTGTTGCATCCTTGTCTTGAAATTGATACTCTTCTGCAATATCTCTGGCTATTTGAAACGCATCCATTACAGCATCATTGTCTTGTAATACAAGTGCTCCTAATTTATTTATGCCAGCTTTTATTTTTGTTCCAAGAGAGGAATCCTCTCTAGCACCATAAGGAATTAATCCTAATCTTTCTACTAATGATTTTTTATTTTGACCAGTAAACTCTGTATCTGTGTAGTCATCCATTGATAAGGGTCTCATGTCTTCAGCCATTTTTGTCCTCCGCAGCTTGCATTACTTCATCACGTAATGTTTTTAGTCTTCTAATTTCTTTTATTGCCCCTTGTGCTTGATACCAATCCTTAGGGTCTGTAGCTTGTTCCATAATTAAATGAGCAGCTAAAGTTCTTTCGTGCATATATTCTTCTAATGCATCTATATGTTTTTTTGTATTGACTAAACTTAATAATTTTTTTGCGACGATAGGTGTCACTGCATTCCTCCAAGGTCAGGTGGTGTATCTGGGGTTTGTTGTTGTGTACCACTAAATCCCTGTTCTTCTGGTAATGGAGCTGAACCTACACCAATATTACCTGCTCCTCCTCCAGATGGGTCTTGTGGATTTACCCCTTGGGCATCTTGTTGTTGCCCTTGCATACCCTCTCCTGTGGCTTTAATTATTTCAGCCTGTATAAACGCTTCTCTTTCGTCGTTAATTAATTTATCTGCATCTAAGTCCATAGACTTTGCTAACTCTCGTAATACAACTGGCATTTTTACAAATGCAGCTAAATTAGGATTATTAGATATTTGCAACAATTGTAGTAATCTCTGTGACCGAACCTCATTTTTCATTAACGATTCAGTGCCTCTTGATTTAACTTCTAAGTCACCTTTTACTTTTGGGTCATAATTAAATTGCATATTAAAAGCATAAAATGCTTCACCAAGTGGTTGTAATAAATAATCATCTATATTTTTAACTACACTTTTAATACTTAACTGTGCCGCTCCCATAAGCATAGATATACCTGCCGCAGTTCTACCTGTGCCTTGTACTCCTGTCTGCCCATGAGAAAAGGATGGTATGCCTGTAGCATCATCTGCTATCTGTCTAGCTTTGTCAAACATCATCATATTTTCTTGTGATACATTTGGATACTTAGTACCAAATAACGCTTGCCCAGGAGCACCGCCTTGTCTTCTAAATACTTTTCCAGGATATAGACTCAAGTCCTGCCCAGGAACTAAATTTGTTTCATCAATTTCAAATATAAGATTACCAGACAATACAGCATTATCAACGGCCATTCTCATAAAACCATTCATAAGTTGTTGAGTATCTGACATATTTTCTGCTAGTCCTACACCAAAGAAACTATATGGATTTAACTCAAATGGTGATGCACAATAAGGAATGCGTTTTGGTGTAAAAGGATTAATTACTAAACGTAATATAATATTATGACAAACCCAGCAGTTGATTTGTATAGTGTCTACATCATTAAATTCATCTGGTATTTCTAATCCAGCTTCTTCTGCCATGTCTTTATCAATGTTACCCCAATACTCCAGTATTTCAAATCGGTCAACATTGTAAGAGTTTCTATAATCTTCTAAGTCTGTTTCCCACCACTTACGTACATAATTAGTTCCCATATTTATACAATCGTCAATGGCTTCTTCTCTAAAGTATGGGCGTTTTTTAAGTCCTCGTAACTCAGAATGACTAAGTCTATGACGTTGTATAATATATTCACACTCATCCATGTTCTTAGCATCAGAGTCTGGGTAAAAATTCCAAATAGATACATTCTCTACTTTAGGGACTGTTTTAATTACAGGAGAATATTCTCCCTCTTCATTCCAATTAGCATATTCTTTTTCTAAAGCAAATGGGCCTTTCAAGATACCAGTGCCAAATAATGCCATTTCAAAAGCAGTAGACCTAAGATGTTTAGATGCACTAGATTCTTCTAGCTGGTCTAGTATAAGTTTTTCCATTTCTTTAGCCGCTTCTTGAGCTGGACTAATAGTTTGTGCTGTAGGAGTTTTACCGTATCCAGGCTTTAGTTTGTCTTCTATAGGTTCTAACTCATCTTTAAGTGTTCCTACATACAAATCTCTCATGGTTTGTTCAGTTGCCCCTGGAGGCACTTCTTTACCATCTCCTGCAAAACCGTAAGTTTTACTTAATTCATCAATTAACTCTTCTGGAGCTTTGGGGTCAAAGTGTACAGCTTCTTCTACGCCTTCAGGTATACGAGTTGGTTCAATGCCAATTGGGAATCTTTGCCCTGCAAAGAGGACGTCTGTGATTTGCCCATAGGCCGCAAGGACTTTTGTCTTTGTAACTTTGATAAATACTTGAGATTTTTCCGTTGATGTAAATTGTGTCTCAGGTCCATACAAGCCCCTATACTGACGATACGCATCTAACCACCTCTCTTCTTCATCTCGACGACTACTTTCTACGTCATCAAACTTTTTTTGTACATACCCAGCTAGATAATCAGATTCACTATCTGGTTCTACCATAAAGCCTTCTACGTTGTTATCTTCTTCTGCCATGTTTAATACCCAAATGTTGCGTCAGCAGGTGACCACTTTGCTGCTTCTGTTGCAGGAGTGTAATCAAATATAGACCTACTAACTGGTCGTGACATTATACCATATCTTAACGCATCATACAAATGGTCTTCTGCTTTTGTATCAACATCCTCTGGATTTTGTTTACTCAATGGTAAAACAGGAAGTTGAGCTATAAGATTAGTACAGCTGTCAAATATTTCCAAACCTGGACGGTTTGTATCTTCATCAATTTTTAATCTTCTATGCACTTCGTTCTTTCCAGCAACACGACTGCCTCGACTTCTGTCTGATGGTCTCCATCTACATCCCTCGACAATCATTTGTTCAGCCAAAGATGGACCAGTATCGCCACGCTTATGCCAAAGGCTAGAGTCCAACACACCGTAAGAAAGATTGCCATCATCTATTTCCGCCTCCATAACCATGTGTGCTAACTCCTTTGCAGTAACCTTAGTAACGTATAACTCTCGGTACACGATTAAAGTATCTGTAGAGGGGTCTACAGTAAACCAAAGAACACCAGTAAAAGATGAATAACCATAGTCGCATGCTCTAAATTTCCTCCATGAGTTAGGCAAGTCAAATGACTTTATAACGTGTTTATCTCTTTGAAACTCTGCAAATGCTGCACCCTCTGCAATATCCCAAGAGCCTTCTAATAATTGTTTTCTCTGCACCTCTGGCAAAGAAAGTAACATTGCTTCATAATCTCCAGCTTCTGCTAGATATGGATTATCTACTAATCTTGCTGGGATGAATCGCCTTTTAAATAACGGCTCTCCTGCCTTAGTGTGGTTATCAGGATAGCGTAATATCTTACCAGTTTGGATGTCCGTCGCTGCAAATGAGTTATTGGGTATAGCAGGGTCAATAAACATCTTCTTAACCCAGATATGACCAGGACCACCAGGATTAGTCGTAGCTCGCATATAAACAGGTAGGCTTGGGTCTGCAGTCCTAAGACGAGACCTGAGATAATCCCACGCATACGGTGTACTATATTGAGTAAGTTCGTCCACACCGATGTAAGTAAATGCTTGACCTTGGTAACGTAGTACATCTTTATCCTGTTCTAAATATGTCATCCAGATTCTAGCACCAGATGGAAACGTCCATTGACTTTTCTTCTCCATCCATTTTGCACCTGGAAAAGCCTTAGGATATATATCCTGACTTTTATGTATCAATTCTCTCAACTCATCATTTGTACGTCTTAGTATCAGTGCATTAAAATTACTATTAGTACAATATCTTAGTGGGTCAACTATTAGGGCAAATGACTTGCCCCCTCCAGCTGCTCCTCCATATAAAACCTCTCGTTCTGGAGAAGCTAAAAAATCTGTTTGCGGACCTTTGTTAGGCTCAAATAAAATATGAGGAGCTTCATCGTTGCTTTGAGGTTCTTCATAATTAGGATTAACCTCTTCATATTCTATCTGTTCTTCTTTTTTCTCTAGCTTAGCAATCTTTCGTTGTGCGTGAACAAGACTTAACTTAGCTGATTTTAATTTACGTTCTTCAGACGTTAGCTTGCGTGGTGATGTTACCTTTCGCTTCGGTCTTGGCTTCATAGCGTTTTTGTTTAACATGCTTTTGTCTATCCGCTTTATCAATTTTTACACGTTTCCAAAGTCCCATAGCTGTAATCTTTCTACCTGTGTACTCTGATAACCAACGTGCTACTTCTTTGTAAGAAGAATGTTTTAGATATTTATATGCTTCGTCTAGAGCTTCTAATTGTTCTTCAACTGGTATTAACAAATAAGGGTCATAATCACTAACTTCATATCCCCAAGGAATTTTAGGTCCACTTACTCTGTCATACCTGTTTGTAGGATTCAACTTCTTCGATATCGTCATTCTTTTTCTTTTCTGGTAATATAAACAATCCTATAGGTTTGTCTGATGATACATTTAATTTTTCTACTTTGGATAATCCTACACGGTCTAATAACTGCTGTGATGCACTTAGTAGTTCTCTGTTTCCTATTGCAGTAGGGTCATCTAGAACTCCTACCATTGACATTACAGCTTTTGGTGCATTAGCCGCCATTTCTAATTCTGCACGTTCTATAATTTCAGAACGTAACGACTGCACAATAACATGGGAGTTTGTGCTAGGTGCATATCCAGCAATCTTCATTGCCTTAGCGTAGTTGCCCTTTGCTTCACCAAACAAAGCGTTCAAAAATTTTTCTTGAAGTTCTGTTAATTGTTTAGGCATTTCTCACCTTCTTTCCTGCAGTTCTAGTTCTAGCAAAAGACCTATTTTTACTTTTACTTTTTACTGATAATCTAGAATTATTCATTGGATTACCTGTAGTGTGGTGTACGTCTTTGCCATCTCCTTTACGAACTAAGCCTTTTCTTGCCATAATTGCTCTAGCTTTATTTCTACTAGCTCGTCTTTTTATTTGATTAGGTTTACCTTGATATCTATCGTACTCTTTTCTATAGTTTCTTTTAAATGCCATGTTAGCCTATTCCTGTGTAATATTCTTGTATAGAAACAATTACATGAAGTCTATCCGCTGTTGCTGCTTGTGCTTTTAATATTTCATTAGCTTTTAAAACTAAACAATCTTGAGATAATAATTCTGTTGTAGCGTTAGCACTAATAGCTTTAGTCTTAAATAAACTAAATGTAGCAGGACTTGATGCAGCATCTGTAATAGATAACGTAATTGTGTCAGCATTTCCTGAGTCTTCAGATACTATAATAGATTTAATTAGTGCGTAGGTCTTAGCAGGAACAGTATATACTGTTGTAAGACTTGTACTAGTTAAATCTACTTTAGCATTAGTATATAAAAATGATGTCATTTTTTACGTTTTTTTAATTTAACTGCTCCACGTTTTAATTTTGCAGCCATATATGAACTAGGCATTGTACTTGCTTCTGCACTCGCTGCAGTATTAGTAGGTAACGCAGTTACATGAGCTTTTCCAACTAAGTTACCTTGAGGATTGCCGATACCAGCTAATCCTCCAGCACTCATTCTTCTATGCATCTTTTTCATATATTAGTCTCCTCACTGTTTGGAGTTTCTGTGCCTGGAATAACCTGACAAAAAGGTCTTGCTTGGTGTACCTGTGGATATGTAACAGCTTTGTTTGCTTTAGCAATAGAATCTTCAAAACATTTTTCTTTACTTGTATGTAATTCATTACCTGTTATTACCATACATGATGTTGCATTCATGTTAGCACACAGTATCATTATAGACATCCACATTATGAAAGCTCAAAGTGAGGACCATCAATAAATGGTCGTCTGCCTTGACTCCTTCTGATATCTATATAACTATTCATAGCCTCTTCCATTGTGCCTTCCCACTGTCTAATATCTTCGATATTCCAGGAAGCTCCCCATTTTATACTAACGCCCTCTTGAATAGCTGCTTCTTTCATAGCGTCAGCAATGTCATCGTAAAACGAAATTTCCCATGATGCTCTGCCATTAAGATACGCCATTAAATCGACGGCATCACCAGTAAGGTGTTTTGATTTAAGGGTCTGGCTCGCCCCACTATCGTATAAGGCTTTTTGTTCTTCGTGTGTTCTCATGCCACATATTACACCGAAATCAACTTTACTAATTTTAATAGCTTTACAGACTACCGAGTGTAATTCGTTTTTTACGCCATCTAGCCTTCCTAGACTTCTTTGTGATAACATAAAACTCATGTCGCTCTTTCCTTTCTTTTGCCCACTTGTTGTGGTATTTAAATCTTGTTATGGGATATCTCCGCTCCCCTATAAATCGTACCTCGTACGGAATATGCTCTAGTTTATTTCCTATTCTTCATTCCAAAAAATTTACTGACAGACCGTATCCCAAACGATGCGGCCACTATCGCACCCAAACTTATCTGATACCAATCTGGCATATTCTGCAAAGCGATAAACCCATCAGTCACGACCTGTCGTCCCCAATCACCGCAGAAACAGAGCACCATAGGAAGTGTAAAAATTATGGTTAGCCATTCGTCTTTCCATGAACTCTGTGTGGCTCTAATAGCAGCAAGCTCCCAATCAATCTCGCCTGTTGCTTCTTTCATACGAATCTGTGCTTCAGCTTTTTGAACTGCTGTTTTACCGTCTATCCAAGATGTTGCTAGTCCACCAACCGAGCTTAATAACTGTGTTATTCCTGCTACCATGCTTTACATGACCAATATCTAGCGGATGTTTTAGGTCCAGGATTATCACAGTTGTGTCTGGCTCTAAAACTTTTTCTGGCTTCTGGATTGTTTTTGCGTATCGGCATATTAGGGTCGCCAAACATAACTCTTTTTACTTTGCCGCCATCCATAACAAATACAACAGATTTTTTTCTTCCGTATCCAGGTTCACCTTTACGTATTGGTCTAGGTTTATTAAGTGTAACTTTTTTTCCCTGATACTCAGCCATACTATGTCCTATATGCTCTAGTTTTTTTAGCAATGTTTTTAGGTTGTTTTACAAACTGTTTACCTTTACGATTGCCTGCAGCTTTGGCTCTGTTAGTCGCAGCTTTTTCGCCAGGACTTAGAGCTTTCCAAGCAGCGTCAGGGAGATACCTCCTCTTACCTTTAGAGGGTTTACCAGAAGAGGTTCTCCAGTTTTGACTTCCCCAGTTTTTTAGGGATTGTTGTGGTGCTTTAAGAGCCATTATTTTCTTCTGGCAGTGCCACCTCTAGCGTAACCTTTTTTCATTTTAGTTCCGCCACCCATCATC